CCCTCTTTAGTTAAGTAATCAAATGTAATATCTATTGCTTTAGGGTCGTGGAACGGAACTTGCAAATCGCTAATAAAACCCATTTTCTTTATTCCTACCGGCAAATTAAAAATTTGCTTTTCTTCAACCCATGTAGGCGGTTGCACAAAGTTTGCGGAGTGTCTTGTAAACTCATCAACAAATTTAGTATTGGTTAATTGCTTCTTAGCAGTAGAACCAAGTTTGCCTCTGTAATATCTAATTAATGCTCGGATTTGCTCGGAGTTGTCAAAATGGTTTTTGTTCTCTTTGTAGATTAGAGATGCTAAAGTATGCGATGGCATCCATTGAGGATACTTTTCTAAGTAGTCAAGAATTATCTTGCCACTCATTGTTGTTTTCATTCCAGCCATTATTTTCGGTTTTTTGGTTATGCCATACTTTCACGAATCAAATCCGCTTCAGCTTCTCTTCTTATTACAAGTCCGTCAAGTCCACGATTTTCCCAAAGTCTTTTACTCCTTTCAATTTGTTCTGCTATCCCTTCGTAGTCTTGTTTAGCCACTAATTCAACGATAGCTTTCATTTCCTTTCTGCTTTCTCCGTCTAACTTTGCTCCTCTGTTATAAACCATAGAAACTAAAGCACCTCTTGTGTCTTCATTTAAACTATCTAACTCTGGGTAAATCTTCTTAGTCAATGCGTAGTACTTAGGGATTGACTTCTTAACGAAAACATCATATGCCATATTGTATGGAATAACAACATTTAAAACCTCGCCTCTAAGCATAGTCTTAACTATTTCGCCTTTAACTCCGCAGAATCTTTTAAGTGCATTTAAGAAGTTTAGGTTTAATCCTTTCCAGTCGCTAAAAAACTGCTTTTCGGTTACATAGCCTAAATCATAGCCAAGCCCAATTGTACACCCAGAATCTCCACCCGCCCAAATAGGCTTTTGGTATTTACGAGTGTAAACATCACGACCGCCAACCTCGTGTTGAATAATCAAATCTATGCTACGCTTGGAAATCATTTTATAATAAATGTTTAGCAAAGATACTTACTAACACAATCCAAAGTACAACACCAAATGCAAATGCTTGTTTTTCGTTTTTATACATAGTTACTTATTTGAGAATTTATCAATAGAAGTAGAACCCATTGCAGCCACGCAAATAGCCATAACTGCGTTTACAATGTTGTCCGATAGTGCAACACCATTAATTGCGTTAAGCAAAAGTGTTACACATAAAAAGAACGCACTCAACAAGGCGATAACTCGCTTTGTAGAAATACTTCCTCGCTCGTCTGATAGTAAGTTGGCTATCCATTTTGACATATTAGAATTTTTTATAAAAACCTAAGCTATATTGATTAGTTGTTGCGTTTAGCAAAATTAAGCCTTTTTTGGGCATATTATATCCCAAGCCAACTCCTAACCCTACTTTATTGTCAAATGCCCTTAAATCGGTTAAAAAGCCTAAATAAATGGCATTCTTATCCTTTTTAGTTATAGTCGTAGTATTGTAAATCGTTTTGTAGGCAATTTCAGCCTTAAATGCTCTATTTAGAATTTTGTTCTGGGAAATAGAATCTTGAATATAGAACTTACTTGAATCTTGGGTAATTGTGTCTTTATATACCCTTGTTGCGTAGTAATCACTTAAAACTTGTATCGTGTCGTGAATAAAGATAGAATCTTCTAAAACTCGGTAAATTTCAAATGGAATGTCTTTACCCTTCTTAATCTTTACTATTGTGTCTTTACTGTAAACAGTATCAATATTAGTAACTATAATTGGGTCTTGCCCTATGTATTTTGATTTGTCAAAGACAAAGAATATAAGAACGGCTATTAATAAAGTTATAATAACCGATTTCATTATTTCTTTTTTTTGGTCTGCTTGTAAATAGCAATACATCCAGAGATAGTACCAACCAATGCAGCAGTAAGCTGAAATACTGGAACAAAATTACCAAAACTTAGCATCGTTGCTCCAATGCTCAAAAATATACTTAATATCGGTTGGTTACTATCGTGATGGTGCATCTTAATCTTGTTTTACTTCTTGTGTTTGTTCAGCTTGTAATTGACCAAAGAATTGAATCAATGGTAATCCATAAGCCGTCGGTATAGTGTTAATGAATTTCACTAACTCTTCTAATTGTTCTTTTGTGATTTTTACTTCGTTCATATATGTTTTTTTTACAAATTTATGATTTATTCTCTAATGCTGATACTTTAGCGGAAAGTTCTTGAACGGATTTAGTAAGCATAGCTATTAATGCTCTATCATAAATACCCCATTTCTCATTTCCATTATCATTTGCTACCTCTGCTCCTAATGCTTCATTAACATCTTGAGCATAAAATCCTAATTGCCTTTCTGTTGTTTCAATACCGCTATCTTCTTTCCAATAAAAATATCTTGGATTTAATTTCATTATTTTATCTAATGCGTTATCAATTCCACCATCATCTGTCTTTAAGTTTTTATCAGAAGATGTAGTAATTTGACCGCCAGAAATCGACATTATACCATTACCATAAGCTGGTAAATAAACTGCACCAGATGATAAATCCCATTTAATTGCAGTAATTGTATATATTCCAGCACCAGGCGTGCTTCCATTACCTATTGAATACACATTTGTAGCAGTTTCGCCAATCCATAAATTTGCTCCAGCACCATTATTGAATATAATACAGCCTCCAGCAGTTCCATTATATCTTGAATAAGTATAAAAATAACTATTAAGGTCAAGGTACATTGGACCATTTAATTGTAATTTGAATGCTGCGCCAATATCTGTTGTTTTATTAATTAATAAACTACCCCCACTTGTAATACGCATTCTTTCGGTAGAGTTTGTTTCAAATATCATAGCATTGTTGCCAGTTGATAAAAACACATTGCCACCGCTTGATGCTGTATGGTCAAAAAATGTAGTACCATTATAATTTGCTCTAATTACTGCTGAACCACTTGATTTGTACGCTTCAAATAAAGTTGCTGGACTACTTGTACCAATTCCTACATTACCAGCAGCAGTTATTCTCATTCTTCCATTTGCAGAATTGCTTGTATTAAATACTAAATCTCCATAAGAATTAGTCCCAAAAGCATAAGCACCAATTTCTACTGCACTACCACTTGTTGTATTAGTCTTTAACCAAAATCCTTGTGAATTACCAGACTCTCCAATATATGTATTAACACCATTATTAAATATTAAGCTATCTCCTATTGTACTTGCTCCAGTAAACTTAGGTAAGTAGTTTGTTGTACCAGTTCCTAAGACAAGAGTTCCGTTTGCGTCTGGTAGTGTGTATGTTCTGTTCGCAGTTAAAGATGAATTACTAAATTTTGCATTAAAGCTACCAAAAAAATAAAATCCTAAAGTATTAGCACTATCTGAAGCTAATCCAACATAACCACTTGAAACAGAAATTGAACCAGTATGTTTTAATTGAATATAACCAGCATTACTTACGTTACCAGTTGCAGAAAATCCAAAAGCACTTACAATATTACTAAATACACCAAATGTTGCGTTTAATGTTCCAGTTAGAGTCCCACCACTTAAAGGTAAATAGCTTGACAAATCACTTGTTAAAGCTAATGTACCACTTGCCGAAGGAAATGTGTAAGCATAACTTGTTCCACTATTAAATAATAATTGAGCAGCCACACCAGTATTGCTATTGTCAATTAAAAATCCAAAAATACCACTACCGCTTTGATGTCTTATTGTAGTGTAACCAGCTATTGTTGAACCGCTACCACTTTGATTTATTAATAATCCATCTGCTAATGTGTTTTTAGCAATTAGATTATAAATTCCTAAATTAACCGCTGATGTTGCACCAGTATAAGGGACATAACTTGATAAGTTAGATGTAAGAGCAATAGTACCAGTAGCGGCTGGAAATGTATAAGTGTATGAACTTGAGCCTTGAAATTGTAAAACTGATGTATTATTTGTATCTGCAATAGTTAAATTATTATTCCCACTACTTGCATAAATATTTGACCATGCGCCACTTGTTACTGGTGGTGTATTTCCTTTAACTAAAGATAAACCATAATTAACTATTGGGGAAGCTAATGAAAAATTAAATGTAACTGCTCCACTAAACACATTCCCACCAGTAAACGTTTGATTAGCTGATAATAAAGCTATTGTTCCACTTGCAGCTGGAAATGTGTATGTATTTGAAGTTGCAGAATTAAAATATAATAAATTTGTATAAGCAGTTGCACCTATTCTTTTAGTTATTAATAACCCATCGGCATCACCTGCTAATCCAGTATATCCAACACCACTTGGAACAACTCCTTCTTTTAAACTAATTCCTGCATCCCCAGTTATTACTGAACTAAATGTTTTTGCACCAGTAAAGGTTTGAGTACCGTCTAATAAAGCAAATGTTCCATTTATATCTGGAAAAGAATATGTTCTACTACCACCAGTTGCAACATTTACGGCATCAAAGTAAATATTTCTGCCATCAAAAAGAGTTGTATTCCCAAATGTAAAAGCCATTTTAGTAGTATCTACTGCTCCTATACTTGAATAGCCAACACCTGCTGATAATATAGTTGAATATTGTTTAAAATTTATGGTATTCCCAATTGAAGCAGTATAACCATCTAGTTTAACATATTGTGATGTAAAAGTTTTTGTACCAGTTATAGTTTCCGTTCCTGCTAAGTGTACTACTAAAGCATCGTTTGCTGGAGTATAACCTAAAGCAGTTGCAATAGATTTGTTTTCCCATAAATCGTTTGAACTATTATAGAAAATACCTTGATTGTTTACTGGAGCAGAAATTGCAACATCGTGAATCTCCTCTAACTCATAGCCGTTTTGTATTCTAACCTCTACAACTCCTTGAGTAGGATGGCTTCTTACTACAATAGCTACATAAACTAAATGAATAGGAGCAGAAGGCTTAGTAGATGTCCATGCACCAGCCGTTGTCCCACTTAAATACAACTGCGTACCTACTACATAAGCTGAAGTGTCTAAGTCCGTTAAAGAGCCTAAAACCACCACAAAACCATTGTTCATATTTGTAATGTCGTCTTGTACTACTCCGTATGTTTGAGCAGAGTTAGCATCGTTGTTAGCTTGTGCCTTAGTAACAGTTGGTAAGTTACCTTGACCTCCGTTAATATAAACTACTGTTCCCTTAGTTAAGGTTGCACCAGTTGAGTTATAAACCTCTGTAATTAATCTTTTAGCTTGGTCTATTGTTGTAGGGAATGTTGCTAATGTACCATCACCTTTTATGTATTGTAAACCAGTACCAGCAAATCCTATGTTAATAGTTCCACTTGTAGTAATTGGTGAACCAGTAATTGTTAAAGCATCACCACTTTCAGTTAAAGCAACGCTTGTTACCGTTCCACTCGCACCAGCTGATTTTTGCCATTCCGTTCCGCTATAAATAACCCAATCTCCAGCTGCAAAAGTAATAGGACCAGCACCAAAATTCACTGTACCAGCTACGTTACAAATATATAAATCGCCAGTATCGCCCACTCCGTTTGTTAAAGTAGGAGTGTTTGTTGCTGCGTTCCAAGTGCCTAAATAAGTAACAACCGAAGCTGGTAGCTGACTTAATGGAACTTTACCTAAAGCATCCAAAGTAGCCACACCGTTTGCACCGCCTAAAGGAACTGAATTTACAATCCCTGCCGTGCCAGTCAATACACCTTCTAAACTTCTAACTTTTGCACCAGAACTTATTACTATTTGATTACTCATTTATCTAAATTTATCTATTGAAATAATGACCTAACATACTCCCCACTACCTAAAGCACGACTAAAAGTTAAAACACCAGTTAAAGTATTCCATTTAACCTCCTCATCTATTGGAGTACCAGTTGTTAAAATAGTTTGAACATCAATACCACCTCTTGAAACATAAAGACAAGTTTTGCCTATTAAATCACTATAAGTAATTGTTGTTTCTCCACCTGCTGCCGTATATCCTTTTGTAAATACCGAACCACCTATGATAACAACACCGCTTGGGCTAATTGATGTTCCACTTGTACCATAAGCACCAGAACCTTGTAAACTAACCGAATAAGTAGCAATGTCCTTATAAGGAGCGTTGATAGTTAAACTTGTTAAATTACAATTTCCACTAATAATCACTAAGCCATCAACTCCGTTATCTATTACGAATTTTACTAATATCGTTTCTCTATCTTTTTGTTGCTCTAATAAAAACAAATAACCATAGTTGTTTAAGGTTATCAAGCCATCGCAAGTGATTGTCCAACTGGCTACATCGTTTTTAAATTCACGATACCAAGCAGAACTTTGTGAAGTTACTTCTTTTTGGTCTACATTAACGTTAAAAGTACAATTGGTAGAACACGCAAAAGGTATATCCGTTTCCGTTTCTGCATCATACTTGTAGAGCATTATATTTTTACCAGTTACTTTATCTGCCATTGTCCAAAGTTAAATTATATTATCTAAAATATTCTATATATCCTATTGTCGCCTCTATGTCAGTATTGCTTATTTCAAGCAAAGTTCCACTTGTAATATCCGTTGCATAGTTTATAGTTGAGTTGCCTAACATATATGAACTATTTGCCACGTTTATTTGTGCTGGGTCTGTATCAGTAGATTTTAGCATCTTAGAAGCGTTTAAAATAGGAAATGTTGCGTTTGTTGTTTCAAAGCTACTTAAAGAGCAATCTATGTTTATAATATTCTTGCCATAAGAGTTAATGTATTGTTGCATCAATAACTCCGTTAAGCTACCATAAGCACCTGCCATTCCATATCTGTACCAGTTAGTCCAAGATGTGCCATCCGACTTTAAAAATACCCCTACCGATGTAGGAAAGCCATATAAAGCCCTAAATCCAAAAGGTATATCTATTTCTTTCTTGTACTCCTTATTATTGTTAATATAAGCGAAGTAATCAAGTTTGTTAAACTCATATTCAGCCGTTAAAACAAACTGACTAACTGTGCAACTATTACCTACTTGGTTATTAAACTCTATTGTTAATTGACCACTAACTGGGCAAGGTAAAGTAGAAAACGAAAACACCCCATCATCGCCTTCTGGTATAATATATCCAGAACTTACTGAACTCTGCCAATCCTTATCATTGTTTAAATAATAAGTAGTAGTGCCGTCAAATACAGTCATTGAAACATAACCTCTTGTACCAGCACCTCCATTTAAAAATAACATTGAGTAATTTAAAATAGCCGATGCACTAATCTTAGGCATAAAGTTGTTAATCATTCTTGTATATCCTCCCCCACCTGCTCTAACTAAAGTAATTTGAGCATAAGACTCTGTTGCATTATCTACTAAATAGAATGAAGAACCAACTCCAACGTTGGTTACAGTCCAAGATTGTGGAGCAGAACTTAAATTAGGGTAAATCTTTAAGTTACCATTATCTACTAAGTTCTTATCGTACTCTATTTCCTTAGTAAACTCAACTCTATTAAATCCTTTTAAAATCAGTTTAAACTGCTCATTGTTTACATAATATAAACCGCTTGTGTTGCCAGTATATCCTTGTATTGTGCTTAAAGTGTTTAGGTTGCTTCCGCTTGTTACAACCGCTCCTAAATAATCGTACTCGGTAAAGTAGTTATTTGTATTGGCAAACTCGTTTACTGCTACTATCCACCACTTACCTCCTGCTTGGAATAGTCTACAACCAAAAGACTTTACTATTTTATCTAAAACATCGTAACTATTCTCGTAGGTATAATCGTCATTTTTAAACGTTCTTATAGGCAAGTAAGTTTGATTAAATGGCTCATATTGAGTGCCATCTTCTCTATCATTCATACCATTCCCAAAATAAGAACATACAGTTACCAAGTTTGGATTTGTTGGAAAGTCTAATGCGTTTAAACAAGTTAAAATATAGCTTAATACTGTTTGTAAAGTATTAGTTCTATTGCCAACGCTATTGATTTCTAAAGGAATGTTTTTAAGCATCCCTAATCCATCAACACAGTTAAAAAACAGTTGCTTTCTACCAGTTGAATAAGTTATTTGTACGTTATCCGATAATACCCATCCAATCCATTCTAAATTAGCACCTAAATACAATTTAGCTAAATATTTTCTATCGTTTAAAGTAACCAAGTTTGGGATATTGGCTAAATCGTCAGTTACATCAATAGTAACATTTAATTGGCTTGAATAAAGTGCCTCATATATTTCATCCGATTTAGGCAAATATTGTAAATCAATATTTATTCCATCATATTCAATTAAACTACCTGCATAACCATCTTCTAATATATATAAATATGCAGTTTTAGTAGTCTTTGTTGCGTATGTAATTTTATATTTATTTTGATATGCCATTATCTTCTAAAACTTAAGTTGTTGTTTGCTCTTTGTGTTGCCAATACTAAATCCGAGCCTTTTAGTACAAATTCTCCTAATAACCCACCTCCTTGTCCAAATGATGCTGAATTAAGCATATCTGTTGGCAATCCTACTCCAACACCTAAGGCACTTAAAATTGTTTTGAATATTAATGCCTTTGCAACCATTTCTATTAATTGTACTACTATTTGCTTGAATGTTTGTTCTAAAGCAACTCCTATATTTTCGCCATTTACCAATGCTTCAAATATGTTATTAAAACCAAAAGAAACTGCATCAGTTAATTCAGCAGTTAAGCCCATTGTTGCGTTTAATAAGTCTAATTGACCTATTGCCTCCGATGTTAGTTTGGCATCTATTATGTCTTGTGATGGCGCACCTTGAAATCCTACCCCAGCTTCTCCTAAAGGAGCAATTGGACTTGGAGTTATTGTTTGAACTGGTTGTTGGAACCCAGTTGGTGCATTTGCAGTAACTCCGCCTATCTTTTGGATATTAGCTGCTGCTTTACCAGTTTCTGTTGCTAATTGTTTAGCCCCATTAGTTATATTGTAGAAAGGATTTATTGCAGTTGTTGTAATTACGCTTTGAACGGATTTATTTAAATCATCTATTGAGTTACTTAAATTTACCGCTTCTTGTGCCGCACCAATGTATTCTTCTCTTGTTCTATTTATTGTACCAGCTTGAACGATTGAGGCATCGGTATAACCATTAGACATATTTTTAGAACGCTCTAATGTTTTGTTATATTCTTCCGCTGCTGCTAAAGCCTTTTTATTTGCACTTTCTAATTTGATTGTCTTGTCTGCAATTTCATCTATATATCTTGAAGTAATTGCTTGAGCAATTAAAGCCTTTGTATATAAATCAACCGCTGCTCTTGCATCGTCAGTTGTCTTAATTGTAGACGCATAAGCACTATTAACCTTTGCTAATTCAGATATTACAAATTTTAAAGCGTTCGCTCTTTTATCATCAGCAATAGCTGCGTTTTCTGCTATGCCTATGTAAGCTAATAACTTTAACCCACTCTCACTTGCACTCGCTCTTGCCTTATCTAAACTTTCAGCAAATTTATCTTCCGCTTCTTTTGCTGCATCTACTCCCTTAACAAAGTTTGCAATTTTAGGACCAAATGCAACAATCAATGAAGATACTGCACCTAAAGCTAAGCCAATACCAGCTGGACCCATTAAACCACCTGCCATTGCTTTTAAGGCACTTGTAGTTCCACCAGTTTCTACTTTTAATCTTTGGAATGACTCAAGTAATGGGTTTAAGTTGTTGGCAATACCTATAAATCCATAAGGAGCATCTTGAGCAACTCTTGACAAGTTAGTTAAAGCATTTGTAGCAGCACCACTTGATTGTGGGATTTGCCTCATTGCGTTACCCAAATTATTGGTCGCAGTTATTGTCTGGTTTATATTTGCTACCGCTTCTTTATTATCGGCGGTAATGGTAATTTTGAGCGTTTCTTGTGCCATCTTATTTATTTAACTCCATACATTTTTAAAGTCCTTGCTAATTGGTCTTGCGTTAATTTAGGACTATCATCAACTTCCATTACATCACTTGGCAATGGGAAAAATGCTTTTATACTTTTAGGACTTTTATCAGTAGTATTTGACTTATAAATCAAATAAGCTATTGTTCTTGTCCTTTCCCATTCCTTTATCTGCTTATTCTCATAAGCCATTTTATATAACAAAAATTCTCGCCATGTCAATTGCCAAAACTCATCAATCGTTAAGCCAACCTCCAAAGCGAGAATTAATATTGAATCCCAACTATAAAAACCTAATTTTTTTTTTCAGCCGTTGACTTACTTTCTTTTAACTCTGGCACCATTGAATTTTGCATATATTTCATAAATTCAACTAATTGACCATCCTTAGCAGTTAATCCGCCAACTTCGTCAATCCAATCGCATACATCAAATTCCTCAAAATCAATAGGCTTCTTTAGGCTCTTATATCCACTCTCGGCAGAGGCTTGTACTATATGAACAATAGTGTCCATTTCATACACCCCAGACGATAAAACATTAATTAACTCCATTAGATTTTTTTTCTCTAATTCGCAAAATCGTTTCATCGCCCAAGTTCCCCACCTTAAAGGTATTGTTGTTTCTTTAAGTTTTAACTCGTACATAGTTCTTGTTGTTGTTTTTTATTATGCAGTTTCTGTTTGTGTCAATGGCGGAGTAGTTACTACGAAAGTTGCAGTAAACTTCACATCATCAGCATCATCAGCAGTTACACTAAAGTCGCTAATAAAAACACTTCCAGAATAAGTGATATCACCACTTGTAGGACTTGCCTTACCCATCTTCATAGAGAATTGAGTTTTAGCTGCGTGTGCTGCATACAATTGTTGATAGCTATCCTTGCTTGGAGTACCAGTTTCATCAATCGCAAAACCTTCACACTCAAAAGATTGTGAAAATACTGGGCTTGGTGTGTAACTGTTACCACACTTAGAAGTTGCATCAATAGTGTCATTAGTTGATGTAAAAGAGTTAGTTGTAAGACAAGCAACTGGTTTAAATGTTGCATCTCCGTCTATGTCTGCAAGTAGTATATAATCTCTACCGCTTACTTTTGTTTCTGGCATTTTATTTAATTTTGAGTTATTATTATGTTATATGATATAATCGTTCTAAATACGTTATCAGTTGGGTTTAATCCGTCTAAGTTTCTAATACTTGCTACAACTAAAGTTGAACTATAAAAGCCATTTGCTAAAGTTATATTCGTATCCGAGTTAATAGCCGTAAGAACCAAATTGCTAATTTCTTCAGCACGTTTATAGCCAAAGTTAGCATTTTTTGTAACAATGTCCACATCAATTGTAATTCCATTTGTATAACCAGATTTACCTTGTTCTTGACTTGATGTTCTTCCACTCATAACTATATATTCATCCCCTGCTCCGCTTGGTGCAATACCATCATAAACAGTAAGTCCACTTGCACTTGTTAAATTGGTATAAAACCATTTTTTTATTTCTATATTAGGGTTAAGCATTTAATAAGTCTTTTAATCTTTTAATTAATTTGGGCTTCTCTTGTTCGTAAGCTGGTATTAAAAATGGTTGTGGTCTAAGCCCTTTTTGCAAGATGCTTCTTGCTATTACATAAGCGACACCTTTGTCATTTTTTCCATTTCCTATCCCTTTTCTTCTAACCCACAAAGTTAAAGCATCAACCATATCTTTAAACTTACCGCCTTTGGCTCCTTTGAATGTTCTTGCATAATCTTGAAAGTCAGCTGGTACACTAACCTTACCTCCAGTGCCAAATTCTACATATGGGCTATAACTTGCCGTTGACTCCACTCCAAATGTCAAATCGCTTACTTTCTCTAATCTAATAC